CGATTCCGTATACTCAATTGGTCGTTTAACAACAACTGCTGCTGGTGATATTGCTGGTGTCTTTAGTATTCCTGCAAGTCAGTTCCGTGTTGGTGAAAAGAATTTCCGATTGATTGATAATGCAACTGGAGATATTCCATCATCTTCAACAAACGGTGATGCAACATTCTTTGCACAAGGTATTTTGCAACAGACTGAGAATACTATTATCTCAACAACTGTTCCAACAATTCAGCGTGCAGCTGCAACTGATACAAGAGTTATTACTTCAACCACATCTAAAGAAGTTGTTATTGGGTATTGGGATCCTCTTGCACAAACATTCCTTGTTTCTCCAGTAAATTATCCACAAGGTATTTTTCTGAGTAAGGCTCGTTTCTGTTTTAAATCAGCTGATAGTTCACAACCAATTACATTGCAAGTTAGACCTGCAACAAATGGTTATCCATCATCTTCAATAGTTTATCCTTATTCAACAGTTACATTAACTCCAGATAAAGTTAAAACAACTTCATCTCCAGATTTAGACGATTCAACAAAGTATACTGAATTTACATTTGATGCACCTTTGTATTTACAACCTGGAGAACATTCATTTGTTTTGTTATCTAATTCAAACAAATATGAAGTTTATGTTGCAGAAATTGGCAAATTAGATTTGGTAAGTCAGAGACAAATTTCTGAACAACCTTATGGTGGTTCACTATTCTTGTCACAAAATGGTTCAACATGGACAGCTGACCAAAATTCTGATATGATGTTTAGATTGTTCCGTTATACATTTAGCACAACACCAATAACTGCCTATTTCACAATTAATTACCCATCATCAAATACTGTTTATGATTTGATACAATTAATTACTTCTGATATTTCATTAGCTAACACATCTGTTGTTTATAATTTCAAATCTGAAAAATCAACTGGAGGTTTAACAACTCCATTGTCCATTACACCATTCAAAGACTATTCTATGAATGACGGATATGGCCGCCGTGTCTTAAATCCGGCAACAGGAAATTCTACTTTTAATTTATCAGCAACAGTTGCAACAACTAATCCTGATATTTCACCAATACTAGACACTTCTCGTTACGGCATTATTGCTGTTGAGAATATTATTAATAACTTACCATTGAGTAACTCTGGCATCACTCTTTTAAGTGGTGGTACAGCATATTCAACAAATGCAAATGCTACTGTAACAATCACTGGTGGTGGCGGTTCAGGTGCGCTTGCGGCTGCTGTTGTGACCAATAATGTTGTTACATCTGTATATTTGACAAATCCTGGTTCTGGATATACAACATCTCCAACTATTACATTAGTTGACGCAAACACAACTCCAGGCACTGGTGCAACAATTACATATAATGGTGAAGATAAGAAATCTGGCGGTAATGGTTTAGTTCGTTATATTACTCGCCGTGTTACACTTGCTGACGGTTTTGATTCAGGCGATTTGCGTGTTTATCTAACCGCATATAAACCAACTGGTGGTGACATACTTGTTTATTATAAGATTTTGTCTACATCAGATGCAGATACATTTGATAATAAGAACTATCAATTGATGACTCAACTATCAAATGCAAATTTTGTATCGGTGAATCAAGATGACTATCGTGAAATTTCATATGCTCCAGGTTCAAATGGTACTGCAAACAATTCTGTTTCCTATACTTCTGGTTCAACTGGATTTAACACATTTAGAACATTCGCAATTAAGATTGTTTTGACTGGAACATCTACTGTTGATGTACCAAAAGTTCGTGACTTCCGTGCAATCGCCTTGCCTGCTGGTGCTTAATCATGTATGCAAAAGTAAAAGAACATGAAAATTTAATTAGGGATATGAATTCCAAAGCTATTCTAAATATAGATAAAGAAGGCTTGCAAGATTATCTTCGTAAAAGAGAAATTGCAAAGAAGCAACAGGAAGAACAAATTGAAACTAAAAATCGTTTGGCAAAAATAGAACAAGATATGTCTGAAATTAAAACTCTATTGCATAACATAGCAAATTCAAGGCTCAAAGATGGCAATTAATCAATTAACTACTGCTAATACTTTCCAACATTGGTTGACAGCCACACAGTCTTTAATTTCAACCGCCAACACACTAACTGATGGTAACGGTGCGACATTTGTTGCAAATACTATTCTTGAAATTTCTGGAACTGGTTCCAGTTTAAATGTTAAAACTTCAGCAAGTATCAATCAGGTATATGGTAACACAGCGAATTTGTTGGTTGCAAATGTTACCAGTTTTGTTGGAGCATCAAATACTGCAATTTACACTAAAATAGAAGCTGCTGAAGCATCTGCTTTAGCTTTCTCAATTGCACTAGGATAACACATAAATATATAAATAATGAAGCAATACTAAGGATTCCATTCAATGGCAAACAATTTTAAAAATTATTTCCTCAAAAACGCCACGACTTCTGCTGCTAATGTCTATGTTGGTCCAGCGGCTACACAATCTACAATTATTGGTATGACAATTGGTAACACAACTGCATCTCCAATTAGTTGTAACATTACTGTAGTCTCAGCTGGCACAACTTATTTCATGCTACAAAACGCAACCATTTCTAACGGTGGTGCATTAGTGCCGATTGGTGGTGACCAAAAATTAGTTATGGAAGCAGGAGACTATATGCAGGTTCAAACATCAGCAACAAACTCAGCTGATGTAATCGTATCGGTTTTGGAGATATCATAATATGTCATACCTTGGCAATTCGCCTGGTGTAGGGTCATTTATCGTTTCAACCGAAAGGTTTAACGGAACTGGTTCTTGCACTCAGTTTACAATAACACAAACTGGTATTCAAGATGCTAATACAATTGATGTTATTGTAAGTAATGTTCCGCAAGACCCAATTAATTCATATTCTGTTGCTAACGGTGTAATCACATTCACAGAAGCACCTCCAGTAGGTACTCAAAATATTACTGTTCGTTATCGTGCAACAACGGTAATTACATATAATAGTATTCAAACTGCTCAAATTGCAGATGGTTCTATTACTGCAACAAAAATAGCATCTGGTGTATTACCATCCGCTGCAGCAAACTCAGCAGCTTTATATGCTAATGCAGCCTTCGCAGCTGCTAATACTGCAACTTCCTCTGGTTCATATGCCAACTCTGCTTTCTTGGCAGCAAATACTCCAAGTTACACGGCAAACTCAGCAGCTTCATATGCAAATTCAGCATTTGCTGTTGCTAATAATATTCTTGGTATTGATACAACACAGAATACCAATATTACCGCAGCTTCTAGTTACGCTAATTCTGGTTTCTTAGTTGCCAATTCTGCGGCCTCTTATGCAAATTCTGGTTTCTTAGTTGCCAATTCTGCGGCCTCTTATGCAAATTCTGGATTCACTAAGGCGAATAATGCTTTAACTGCTGGTGCTAATACTACTACTAGCGTGCAATTAGGCTCACTCGGTATAGGAACAGCTGCATCGGGAACAACTGGTGAAATTCGTGCTACAAACGAAGTTACCGCATACTATTCTTCTGATTCTAGATTGAAAGAAAATGTTCAAACTATTGAAAATGCATTGAATAAACTCCGCCAATTAAATGGAGTTATGTTTGATTGGACAGAAGAAGTTATCTTACAAAGAGGTGGAGAAGACGGTTATTTTGTTCGCAAACATGATACAGGTCTTATCGCTCAACAGGTTGAAGAAGTTTTACCAGAAGTAGTTGCTGACAGACAAGATGGTTACAAAGCAATTAAATATGAAAAAATGGCTGGTTTAATCATTCAAGGTATCAATGAATTAAGTGAAGAAATAAAAACAATAAAAGAAAGGTTGGGACGCCATGGCATTACCTAGTTCCGGCGTAATTAAATTTAGTAATATTAATACTGAATTGGGTCTTGGTTCTACCACACAAAGAGGTCTAGGTCAAGCATCCACAAGAACACTATATGGTGTATCATCTGGTGCAATAAGACTTGCAGCTGATGGATATGGAAAATCAAATGCTCTTTCAGTAACTTTTGCTTTAGTTGCAGGTGGTGGTGGCGGAGCTTGTTTTGGAGGCGGAGGTGGAGCTGGCGGTATGATTACTGGTCAAACCGCAGCACTTACAGCTGGTAATTATCCTGTATCAGTTGGCGGTGGCGGCGGTGCGGGCGCTAACTCAGGATTTGGCGTCCCACAAAACGGCGGATATCAAGGAAATTCATCGTCATTTAATGGCGTAACTGCAACTGGCGGCGGGGCTGGACATTCAATCAACGATGGTACTGGTGACAGCTATGGCGGTTCTGGTGGTGGTGGTAGCGGTTCTGGTATTCCCGGTCAAGGTAATGATGGAGGCTCAAACCGCAACGATAAAGGTGGTCAAGGTGGCGGTGGCGGCGGCGGTAAAGGTTCCGCTGGCTCGAGTGGCGTCCCCTCAGGAAATGGAGGCTCTGGAGCCAATGATGGCTTTGGAACCACCCGTGCAGGTGGTGGCGGCGGAACCAATAATAATGCAAATGGCGGTTCTGGCGGTGGTGGCGCAGGAAACCGCAGTTATACCCCCGGTGTTGCTGGAACTGATGGTTACGGCGGCGGCGGTGGCGCTGGCGGTATTTATAGAGGTAATGCTGCAAATGGTGGCTCAGGTGTTGTAGTTATTCGCTATCCAATGAGTGCTGGTGCTAAATCTGGCGGTTCAGTTACTAATGACGGCACTTATTACTACAACACTTTTACAAGTTCTGGTACATTCACTGTTTAAAGGAAAATACAAATGGCGCATTTTGCAAAAATAGATGAAAATAATATCGTTACTGAAATTCTTGTAGTAAGTGAAGATGACATTCAAAATTTATCTTTTCCAGAAAGCGAACCAATAGGCGCAGCTTTTTTAAATAGTTTTTTACCTCCAGCTACATGGAAACAAACTTGTAAAGACGGCACATACAGATTTAAATATGCTGGAATTGGTGATGAATTTCATCCTGAGTGCGGAGAGCATGGTGGATTCTCCACAATAAAACGTGTGGATGATTTTATTTGGGATGCCAGTATTTGTGGATATAAACCACCAATACCATATCCAACAGATGGACATGATTACTATTGGAATTTTTACCGCAAACAGTGGTCTCCCGCTGCACAAGACCCACCACAAACAACATTTATAGGATAAAAAAATGTCAGATGTAATACCTTATATTTCATGCGTAAAAAACTTGTTTGTAAAACAGATGCTTTTCCGTAAAGCTGGCGACAAAGAATATGGTCACGCTCATATACATGACCACTTGACATTATTGACCAAAGGAAAGCTGCGTGTAAATGCATTGGGTAAAGATACAGACTTTACTGCACCTGCACACATATACATCAAAGCTGATGTTGTGCATGAATTAACGGCATTAGAAGATGATACAATTGCTCATTGTATACATGCTTTACGCAACGAAGACGGTAGCGGCGACATTCTTGATCCTGCCGCTATACCTGATGGAGTATTAGAGCCAGGTGAAATGCCACCTTATGAACGTCTAGTTCATGAACAAAAAGGGATGTATGCGTATTGAGCGACAGAAAAATTTTCTATCGTTAGAAGAATGTGGTTTGCTTAATGCTTGATTATATAAATTTGTAAATAAAAAAAATAGGATAATATTATGGAAAATAATGTGAAAAAATTGGATTATTATTGGCTTTGGAAAGAAGCTCTTTCTAAAGATTTGTGTGACTTGTTAATGAAAGAGCGCTCCGTTTTAGAAGAAGATGCTGCTGTTGTAGCAACTGCTGATGGTGGCACAGTAGATAAAAATATTAGAGATTCTAAAGTTTGTTGGGCGCCGGCAAATCATTGGATAGAAGGTGTTTTGTACAACTACGGATTATACGCTTGCGAATCTGCTGGTTGGGATTTTCATTTAGGACGTCCAGAACCTGTCCAACTAACTGCCTATGATAAAGAAGGTTTTTATGGTTGGCACGAAGATTGGGCACCACTTGTTGCTAGTCCAGAAGTGCGAAAAATAAGCGTAATTGCTTTGCTCTCTGATCCAGAAGATTTTGAAGGTGGTCAATTTCAATTTGCTGAAGAAGATACCATAAACATGAAGCGTGGATCCATTCTTGCGTTTCCATCTTTTCTTCGCCATCAAGTCACTCCAGTAACTTACGGCAAACGCTACTCCGCTGTATGTTGGATTAGAGGACCAAGGACAATATAATGCTGTTTATTTTTAAACAAAAACCAATCATTTTAGATTGTTTTACCAGTAACAGCGCAGCACATGATTATGCTGAAATTTCTCCTGCTATCAATCACATACCCAAATGGTGGAAACAAATACCATCTAGTAGTATAAATCTTAGGACTATGAAAAGCTGCACCGGATTTATAGAGTTATACAACAAAGGTATTGTTATACCTTTATGGTCTGATTTGCTTTTATCTACTACACCAGACGATATAAGTTGGAAATTTGCTGACGGTACATCAGTTATACAACCGCACCTTAAACAACAGGCCGGAGAGTTTTTTACTTTAGCCGACCGTTTGCATATAAAAATTGAAACTCCTTGGATGTTTAAATGCAAAGAAGATATACCTTGGCATTTTAGTCAGCCGGTCTGGAATGACCTAGCAGCTAAAAACTACTGCACACCAAGCGGAATAATTGAGTTTAAATACCAACACTCAACAAACGTAAATATGCTGCTACCCTCAATTAAACGGGAATTAATGATACCACATACGCATCCAATTGCTCACATAATTCCACTATCTGAGCGTCCTGTAAAAATTAATTGCCATTTAGTGAGTAAAGAAGAATACTCACGGCTTTTTAGCATCCCAACTTTTGTTAATACTTATTACAAAACCAAAAAGATTATGGAAGAAAAAGAATCTAAGTCTAAGTGTCCTTTTGGATTTGGAAAATAACCGTGCAACTGTCTATAACTAATGATTATATAGCTACAAGTATATTATCTCTGGACACCCACATGATAAAAGATTCATGTTATAAATTAAAAAATTTAATTGATGAACGTTTTTTTGATAATTTTAAAAGATATAATGATCCGCACGCTCCTGCAACAACTAGTTTATATGCTTCATATAACTTGATGATGTATCCATTTGAGGGATTTCACGAATTATTTATGGAAATAAACAATATTTTCCAAAGTTTTAAAAAATATAAAAAAGTAGAACACACCAAATTTTATATGCAATGTTGGTTAAATGTTTTTAAAAAAGATGAATATGTAGATTGGCATTCCCATTGGTTACCGCAATATCACGCATGGCATGGATTTTATTGTGTGCAAGTAGGTGAATCAAACACAACATATTCACTATCTAATGGAGAGCAAGTTAGTGTAACAAGCAAAGATAATCTTTTAGTTCTTAGTAAAAGTGATGGAGATAAACATAAATCTTCGCTTTGGACGGACGCTAATATGGACAGAATAACTATTGCATTTGATATAGTTCCAGATTACACCCTAAGAGAAACTGGAATAGATATTAACCATTGGATCCCAATTTGATTTCTTTATGGATAACTAAATATACCTAAATAAAGTAAATAAACCGAACTAAATAAAAACATGGCATATATTGGAAACACTCAAACATCAATACCGTTTATCACAGATTCATTCTCTGGTAATGCTTCAGCAACCTCATTTTCTCCTTTAACAAGAGCACCTGCAGGCACAGCATCTATTGCGGTATTCGTAGCTGGTGCATATCAAGCACCAAGCACTTACTCATTAGTCGGTACAACAATTACATTTGGTTCTCCACCTGCAAGTGGTGTGGGAAACATTATTATTCTACATCTCGGCAATGGTTCTACAACTCAAGTACCATCAGATGGCTCAGTTACATTACTTAAATTATCTGGCGAAACTTTTGGATATATCAATACAGCATTTACAGCTGCTAACACTCCAAGTTATACGGCGAACTCAGCTGCCAGTTATGCAAATGCAGCCTTTGCCACAGCGAACACAATAACATCAGCCAGTTCTTATGCTAACTCAGCATTTGCTACAGCGAACACAATAACATCAGCTAGTTCTTATGCTAACTCAGCATTTTCTTCTGCTAACAATGGTGTTGGTGTTGATACTACACAGAATACAAATATCACCGCAGCATCTACATATGCTAACTCAGCTTTCTCCAAAGCAAACAATGCTTTAACGGCTGCTTCTAATACTTCAACCAGTGTTCAACTTGGTTCATTAGGTATAGGCACAGCTGCATCAGGAACAACTGGTGAGATTCGTGCCACTGATAACATCACTGCATATTACTCAGATGATAGATTAAAAACTAGGTTAGGCACTATTGAAAATGCTCTTGATAAAGTTAAAAATCTAACTGGATTTTACTACGAAGCAAATGATTTGGCACAGTCACTAGGGTACAAAGTTAGAAGAGAAGTTGGTTTATCTGCACAAGATATGCAGAAACAATTTCCAGAAATCGTTACGACAGCACCGATTGATGATAAATACTTAACTATATGGTACGAGAAAACTGCACCACTACTAGTTGAAGCTATTAAAGAGCTTGCTAATCAGGTTGAAGAAATCAAAAAAACAATAACTTCAAAATAAGAGGATTAAAATGGGAACAAAAGTAGGTCTCACGGGAATAACATTCGGAGATGCAACCGTACAAAATACGGCAGCAGTAACCGGTGTTACTTCTCTTACTGCCGGTTCAGGCATATCGTTGAGTGGATCAACAGGTGCGGTTACTGTCACCAACTCAGCTCAAGGAACAAGTTATTCAGCAGGTAATGGTTTAAGTTTATCAAGCACTACATTTTCGGTTGCCGCACCTTCTTTTAACAGCGTTGGAAGTTATATATTTGGAATGATACAAGTGCCTGTTAACGGAACTGTAACTTCCGGTAGTAGTTATTCGGCTGGAACAGGAAATTACGGAATTCAAAGTAGTACATTGCTGTCAACTGGTCAAGGACAGCAAAATAGCACTGTATTTGGTCAAATAACAAATAATTTATCTGGTTCATGGAGATTGATGGGTTCAACAAACAGTATTGGTTCTTGTTTTAATCCAGGCTTTGTTCATAGTTTGCTTGTTAGAGTTTCTTAAAGGAAAATAAAATGGTTACGCTTGAATACGCAAAAGACCCTGTTTGGGGTGATGAAACTGGAAATAACATTACTTTAGTTGTTAAGTGGGTTGAGTTTAATGAAGAACATAGATTTGCCGCTACTTCATTTGACCCAATGCCACATGGTGTAGATTTATACAATCGTGCGAAGGCTGGTGAATTTGGTGAAATTTTGCCTTGGGTAGACCCAAATGTAGCAACGCAATCACAACCACAGACAACAGGTTCTCAAACATTATGACCTACGGAATATATCCAAACTCTACACCTGAGTTTCGTATGCTCCAAAAAGAAAACGGAACAATGGTCATGCAAGTTAGATATATAAATGCACCTATGGGTTACACAGGTAAATGGACAGATGTAAAAACGGAAAAACAAAATGACAATACACATAAAACCGAAGCATCAAGTTATTTATGATGGTGTAGCCGTTTATGTATTTCATGCCAATAAAGGTGAAGGATTGGCAAAACATGAACACCTTTATGCACATTTAACTGTTTGTCATGCTGGAAGTTGTGTTATTCGCAAAGAAGGCATTGAAAAAGTAATTGATAAAAACACGCAACCCATAAATCTCAAAGCCGCTGAGTGGCACGAAATTGAAGCCTTAGAAGATGGCACGGTATTTGTAAATGTGTTTGCTGAAGGCAAGTATTAAATAAGAAATAAATAAGCATATATGGCACTTAACAGAATAACCACAGATTCAATTGCAGATAACACAGTTATTGCTCAAGATATCTTAGATGGTACAATCACAGTAGCAAAGTTAGCATCAGGTGTATTACCATCTGCGGTCGCTAACTCAGCTGCACTATATGCTAATGCAGCCTTTGCTACAGCGAATACAATATCATCTGCTTCTAGTTATGCTAACTCGGCATTTTCTTCTGCTAACTCGGCATTTCTTAAAGCTAATACCGCTTTAACTCCCGCTTCTAACACCACAACAAATGTCCAATTCGGTTCATTTGGTGTTGGTACAGCTGCATCAGGTACAACTGGTGAGATTCGTGCTACAGGTGATATTACGGCTTCTTACTCAGATGACAGATTAAAGACTCGCTTAGGTAATATTGAAAGTGCTTTAGATAAAATCAGAAGTTTAACTGGATTCTATTACGAAGCCAATCAGACAGCACAAGATTTAGGTTATAGAGTTAAAAGAGAAGTTGGTGTTTCCGCTCAGGAAGTTCAAAGAGTTATGCCAGAGATTGTGGTACCAGCTCCAATTGACGATAAGTATTTTACAGTTCATTATGATAAATTGTTGCCTTTAGTTATTGAATCAATCAAAGAACTCGCTAACGAGTTTGACGAAATCAAAAAAACTCTCAACAAGTAAAATACTATGACACTACCAGCAACAGGCGCAATTTCTCTTGGCCAAGTAAATACCGAATTAGGTAGGTCAGCTACTGCACAAATAGATATGAATGATTCAGGTGTTCGCACACTTTTTGGTATTGCAAGTGGCGCTATCAATATGAACACAGGACATGGCAAAGCAAATCAGTTTACATTTTCAATAGCTTCTAATCAAACTAATTTGAATCTTAGAAGTGCAGCTTTATCAGCTGGTTGGGGTGGAACAAGTAAAGTTGTTGCAACAATTAACGCCGGTGTTTATGTGTATTCAACCAGTACAGGTTCATATGCATTAACAGTTGATGGTGCATGGCCAGGTGGTGTATCTTTGATTAATAACGGATATATTATTGGCCAAGGCGGCAACGGTGGCCAAGGCGGCCATGGCGGATATGGCGGTGGTAGCGGTGTACCAGTAGGAAACAGTACAAGAGGTCGGACTTATGGTAATGCTCAGCGTGATGGTAATCCCGGTAGTTCAGGTGGTCCTGCACTATATGCTGCAGTTTCTATTAGTATTACTAACAACGGTACAATTGCTGCAGGCGGAGGTGGCGGTGGCGGTTCAGGTAGTCCAGACCCAACATCATCTCCTAAAAATCCTCCAAATTACCAATATGCTGCTGGCGGCGGCGGAGGCGCAGGTGGTAACGGCGGAAGTGCAGGTGCATTTGGTGCCTATGATAGTTATGGCGGTCCTATAACTTTAAGAACGGGAACTCCAGCTCAAGCTGGTACATTAACATCAGGTGGTTCTGGTGGAATTCAATCTACTGCTGGTGCTCCTGTACCAGATGCCAGAAATTCTTCAACTCCAGGTGGTACAGGCGGCGCTTGGGGTAGTAGCGGTGGTGCTGGTCATGATACAACTTATTTGTTTACAACATCCAAAGGCAATAATGTCAGAGCAGACGGTGGTTACGGTGGTTCTGGTGGATCCACAGGTAACTACATAACTGGTAATGGAAATGTAACTTGGGTTGCTAACGGTACTCGTTCTGGCGGTGTAGCTTAAAAATAATTTAAAGGATAAAAAATGTCTATCAATTCTAATAATGTTGAATATAAAATAACTCAATTTAATGAAACTACTGGAAGTATTGTAATTTCATTCAACAACGATAATAATAAACTTAATGTCGATATACCATTAGATGAAAACAACCATTATATTACAGGCGCAGCTCTTGACTCTTATATACGAGGATTTATTCCTGTAACAGTTTTAGATAGAATATCAACTATATCTTCTGGTATACCAAATAAAGATGATATTCATTCTTTAGTTGAAACGCCAACAGAACAAGAAGTGGAAATAAATCAAAATGCAATTATGTGGGAAGAATACAATTTTAGCAAAAAAGTTGGTGATATTTTAGTGAAATTTGGAGTATTAACAACTAATCCAACAGAGTTGCCAGTAACTACATTATAATAAGGGAATTATATTATGAGTTTTCCAGAAACAAAAATATCTTGTGTTAGTAACTTATGGTTACGCCAAATGCATTTTCTTAAAGCAGGAGATGCTAATGAAGGACATATACATAACTATGACCACATGACATTATTAGCTAAAGGTAGTGTTATAGTAGATGTAGAAGGAGTGCAGTCCGTTTTTGTTGCTCCACAAATAATATATATTACAAAAGGTAAAAGTCATTATTTAATAGCCCAAGAAGATGATACAATTGCTTATTGTGTTCATGCTTTAAGAACTGGTGAAAGAGAAGAAGATATACTTGATCCAGATTCAATTCCAGCTGGTATTAAAGACCCTATAATTGAAAATTTTGCTAGACCCCTTTAACATTTTAATAAAAAAATTTAATTATGAAAATTATGAATGAAATACCATATTGGATTTGGAAATCTATAATTTCTCCAGAAACATGTAATACTATTATTAAAGAATATTTTAATAAAGAACAATCCATGGAAGGCGTATATAATAATATGGAAATTGATGGTGATTCTAAAATAAGGAAAACAAACGTATGTTGGGCAGACCAAGACTCTCATTTGTCTTGTATGTTATTTAATTATATACTTTTAGCTAATCAAAAAACGAATTGGTTTTTTGACATTACAGAAATAGCTCCAGTTCAAATTGGAGAATATGAAATTGGTGGAAAATATGATTGGCATCCAGATGCGGAAGTTTATGAAAGAAATGGTACAGGGTACCAACGAAAAATAAGTTTAACTCTTCAATTATCTGATCCAAATTCATACGAAGGTGGTGATTTAGAATTTGAGGGGTCTAGAGGTTCAATTACAGTTCCAAAAGACCAAGGAACTATTATTGTGTTTCCATCTTCATTATCACATAGAGTAACTCCCGTAACAAAAGGAATAAGATATTCTGCCGTTGGTTGGGCATCTGGTCCTTATTTTAAATAATAAAATATGAGAATTGAAAGATTTAAAAATTTTTTATCACCAGATGAATGTAATCTTTTAAATCAATGGGTAGATGAAGGTGTAGAGAAAAAATGGTTAGACGCAGGATATTCTAGAGGTGAGTCCAATTATACAAGCCGAGTTACAAATCGTATGTATGGACATAGGTTTAAATTCCCTCAAAACATTTTAGATATATCCAATCGTGTTCGTGAGTTTTGTGGTGTTAATTCTTATGGTTTTATTGATGGTCATGGTAGAAATGGTATAGTGGTTTCTTGCACATTTCCTGGTGGAGATGTTTATGACCATCAGGATCCAAAATCTTTTACTCAACCTATACTTTCAGCTTTAAGATGTAATGTGATGACTCGTGATTCTGATGCTGGTGGAAAATTATATGTTGGTGGAGAACACATAGACATAGAAGTTGGTGAATTACATTGCTATTTGGCATCTGATTTCAGACACTCTGTAACTGAAGTAGAAGGTAATACCAGCCGAGTTCTTTGGATGTTTGGTGCATATGTACCATTTGCAGATTGGGAATCAGGTAAAATTAAATTTAATAATCGAATTGTTTAATTAATTTCTCCAACCAAATACAAACCACCTTTGGGTGGTTTTTTTATTTCAACTAACTCCTACTTTGACTAAATAGACTATAAATAAAAAATATTTTTAAGGAGAATTAAAATTTCAGCCTTTACAGAACTTCTTATTGAACAAGGTGCTACTTTCTCCACCACAGTCAATGTAATAGACACAGCAGGAGCTGCTGTTAATCTCTACGGTTATTCTGCATCTTCTCAAATGCGTAAATCATTTTACGCCACATCAAGCACAATAATTACTTCAACCGTTACAGGCAACGCTAACGGTGAGATAACTCTTTCCATGACAGCAGCTAATACTGCCAATCTAACACCTGGACGGCAAGTTTTTGATTTGCTTATCACATCACCAACTTCTGTGAAGACAAGAGTTATTGAAGGAATTATAGTAATATCACCAGGAGTTACACAGTAATGGCTACAGGAAGATTAGGTTCTTCAACAGCTATTACAGGAGTTGTTAGACAACAAACTCGTTCGGTAGTTGCTGCACAAAACTTTACACCAAAACCAAATGTAGCTTTAGTTGAACTAACTGATGTTACTGCTACTGGTGCTCAGAGTCCTCAAAATGGTCAAGCAATAGTTTATAATTCTACAACTGGGAAGTTTGAAGCTAATACAATTACAGCTACAGTCATTTCTATCTATGGCGGTAACTTCTAATTGTAGTAAAACATAAATAGTGTATAAAAGAGATAGAAGCCTTACTAAAGGACAAAAATGGCAAATACAACAATTCAACTAAAGTGGTCAGACGTAACATCCGCACCGACCACTTTAAATGTCGGCGAACCGGCATATTCAAACACCTCACATAAACTATTCATCGGCGATACTGCTGGTAATGTTCTTACCATTGGCGGTAAGTATTTTACAGACCAACAAGGTCTAATATTCACAAAAACTAACGTAGCATTTGATACTGCCAATAGTGCAGCTTCATATGCAAATGCAGCTTTCGCATCTTCTAACAATAATGCTGGTGCAGCTGCTGCAGGTTCTTATGCTAATAGTGCATTTTTAGTTGCTAATTCAGCCAGTTCTTATGCCAACTCTGCATACACTCGTGCTAATAATAGTATCAATGCAAATACTGGTGGTACGATTACTGCTGATTTGGTCATTACTGGAAACTTAACAGTTCAAGGTAATACGACTTATGTTAATTCGCAAACAGTAACAACTGGCGATTCATTAATTCATCTTGCTAACAATAATACTGTTGGTGACACAGTTGATATTGGTTTCTACGGAACATATAATTCTGGCGGCCAAAAATATACTGGTCTAGTAAGGCAAGCTGGCGCTAATTATTTCCTGTTCAAAGGTCTAACAAGTGACCCAACATCAAATGTTCTGGCTGCTGGTTCATTAACTGCCGCAAATACAGGAACCCTAACTGCTAATTTAACCGCATATGCTGTTTCAATTAATGGTGTTGATGTTGAAACGAATCAATCTAAAATCTTTACACAAGCAAATTCAGCATTTGATACGGCAAATTCTGCCGCTAGTTATGCTAATGCAGCTTTCACAAAAGCAAATACTGATTTTACAAACATATCCATCACTGCTGCTGATTACGGTAAAGCAGATTCAGTTGCTGCTTTCCGTATTGAAGCAAATGGTCGTATCAGTTCTGCAAACTCAACTGCAATTGCAATTGCGGCTTCTGCAATTACTTCAGGAACATTAGGTGTACCAAGAGGTGGTACAGGAGCTGGCACATTTACTACCAACGCTGTCCTATTAGGTAATGGAACAGGTGCATTTAATACTGCATCATCATCAACTGAAGGCCATATATTGACAATTAATGCTTCTGGTGTTCCAACATTTTCGTACCTACAAGGTGGAACATTCTAAATATCATGAAAAGGAATTGTTATGAGTGTAGAATTTTCAAATGCATATCAAGAGGTTTTGCTCGAAAACTTAGATGTAGTTCTTAAGCAAAACTTTATGATGCAAGCAAGAATAAAATTGCTTGAAAACGAAGCTAATTCTCGTGCAGAAATTCAAGCAAGACTTGAAGAAATTACAGCAAAACACCAAAATACTTTACAACAAATCGAAGAATCACAGCATTACAGAATTCAAGCAGAAAGTAATGATGCGATTGTTCAAGAAAAATCTAGAATTCAATCTGCTTTGAATGACACCATGCGAGAACTTGGTGCAACAAAAAATTTATTAGATTCTAAAAATAAAGAAGTAGAAGAAATGAAATCTCGTATTTCCGAACTAGAAAATTCAAATCTATCTACATCCAAAGTTGTTAAAAAACTTACTGTAAAGACCGAAGAAAAGCCTGTTGAAATTTCTACTACTGATACCGAAAAAATAAAGGTTGAAGCCGGTGGTATATTTTAATGGCAAATACAGTAATACAGCTTAAACATTCCACCGTAACAGGTAATGTTCCTTCTTCGCTTGCTAATGGTGAAATATCCATTAACAGCCGTGACGGAAAGTTTTTCTATTCCACGCCAGCTGGATCAGTCATCACGCATTATCCTTATTTGGGACCAGCAGGTCTTAATAAGGAAATTCAATTCAATGATAATGGTACATTAGGTTCAAACTCAGGTCTTGCATTTGATAAGACTTCTGGATCATTAAATGTATCCACTACTCTTAATGTTAGCGGTAGAGATTTAGGCGCATATGCTAATGCATCTTTTGCTACTGCAAACTCCAAAGTAAAATTCTCAACATCAGCAACAGCACCAACTTCACCTCAAGTTGGAGATATTTGGTACTATACAACCAATGATGTTTTATATGAATATCTAAGTGACGGTACAAATCAATATTGGTTTGATATCCAAACTCCAACATTATCTGCAAATACTTCAAATACTAATTTTGATTTATCTGCTGGGTCTTATGCCAACTCAGCATACAGTCAGGCAAATACTGCCACAACCAATGCAACAACAGCTGATGCCAAGGCAGTAACATCCGGTTCATATGCCAATTCAGCATATACACAAGCAAATACAGCAACTACTAATGCAGCAACTGCTGATTCTAAAGCAGTCACCGCAGGTTCATATGCTAACTCAGCATACTCACAGGCAAATACGGCTACTACAAATGCTTCTACGGCAGATAGTAAGGCAGTAACAGCTGGCAGTTATGCTAACTCAGCATTTTCTAAAGCTAATAATGCTTTAGCTAACACAACAGGTACACTTTCTGGTGATTTAACTACAACTGGTAATGTTAATATTGGCGGAATATTAAACATAACAACCACTGGCAATATAAACTCTGATAGCCAAATGGTATTAAGAGGTTATGTTAATAAAGGTGGTACTGGTTATCACGATTTTTTGCGTGTGACCAGCACTTATGGTAGTGTAACCAACCCAAATAAATATTTCCGATTGAGTAGCACAGGCGGATTGGAAATTATCAATAGCGCATATAGTACTTTGTTATTCAACTTAAACGATACTGGAGACTTGGTAATTGCTGGTAGTTTAACTATGGCTAATCGCCCAGCATTTAAAGTTATTGGCTGCGGTTCAGCTTCTGCTACAACTACATTGGTTGGTACTACTCATTACACAGTTGACTATAATCAGGGCAGTTACTTAAACACTTCTACTGGTATATTCACAGCACCAATTGCTGGATTATATCAAGTCGGTCTCGTTGCAAGATATGGTGGTTCTGCTAGCGTATCAGCAATCCAAGTTCAAAAAGTTAGTGGCGGTACTACATCAGCTCAACTTTACCTAGAGTGGGGTGGAAATTCAACATCATATCACATGGGTGGTTCTGCAATCGTTAAGATGGCATTGAACGACACTCTTAAATTAGTTGTTACTTCTGGTACTGTTACATTTGATGCTAACGACTGCTGGTCAGTAGCTTATATAGGATAAACAATTAACTTAAATGTATTTGGAATAAAGATATCATAATGGAACCAAATGCTTTGGCTTTAAGAATTATTTTGGGATAAATAGAAAATAATAAGATTTTTTTAAAATGAGAGATAGGGTAAGTATGAATAATCAATTTAATAACAATAAAAAGGATAGATAATGTCATTTCCAACGACACCAACGAACGGTCAAAATGTGACCATTAATGGCATAACATATGCTTATAATAGTACGTTAAATGCATGGAACAGGGTAACTCTCGCAGTAGATGTTTCTGGACCAGGAAATTATGCTAATGGTGCATACTCAACAGCTAATTCAGCTGCATCTTATGCTAATGCAGCTTTTGCAACTGCTAATAATTCAACGGATTTATGGGTTCGTGGTCAAGCAAATAATGCTTATAATGCTGCTAACTCTGCTGGTTCTTATGCTAACTCAGCGTTTCTCTCATCTAATACACCAAGTTATGTTGCTAATTCAGCTGCATCATATGCTAACTCAGGATTTATAGCAGCTAACTCTGCATCAAACTATGCAAATTCAGCATTCCTTTTAGCCAATGGCCATTCAGGAATTATCAACTCTGCTGCATCTTATGCTAACTCAGGATTTACGGTAGCTAACTCTGCTGCAACTTATGCTAACGCTGGTTTTACAGTTGCCAATTCAGCTTCCACTTACGCTAATGCAGGATTTACAGCTGCTAATACAGCCGATGCTAAAGCCGTATCAGCTGGTTCATACGCCAACTCAGCATTTTCTTCTGCGAACAACGCTGCTGGTGTAGATTTAACACAGAATACAAATATTACAGCGGCATCTACTTACGCTAATGCTGCTTTTGCTTCTGCTAATAATGCAGCTGGTGTTGATTTAACTCAGAATACTAACATCACAGCCGCAGCAAGTTATGCTAACTCAGCTTTCATTTCTGCAAACAATGCTGCTGGTGTTGACTTAACACAAAATACAAATATTGCTGCAGCTTCTAGTTACGCCAATTCAGCTTTTGGTGTTGCTAATACAGTAACATCAGCCAGTTCGTATGCAAACTCAGGTTTTGCAGTTGCTAATGCAGCATCAAGTTATGCCAATTCAGCATATGCACAAGCGAATACAAGTGCAGTTGCAGGTTCATATGCTAACTCTGCTTTTGCCACTGCTAACAATGCATATACTCGTGCTAACAACAGTATCAATGCAAATACTGGTGGTACAATTACTGCTGACCTTGTTATTACTGGTAATTTGACTGTTCAAGGTAACACAACTTATGTTAATACACAAACGGTTACAACTGGTGACTCATTAATTAAACTCGCTAATAACAATACTACTGGTGATACAGTTGATATTGGTTTATATGGTGCATATAATCCTGGTGGTGGTGTGAAATACACTGGTTTGGTAAGACAAGCTGGCGCAAATTACTTCTTGTTTAAAGGTCTTGATACAGACCCAACTGCAAATGTATTATCTGCTGGTTCATTAACTGCTGCTAATACAGGCACATTGACTGCTAATATTTCAGGTTACTCGATTACTAGTAATGGCGTAGATTTATATGCTTATACAACTAATGCTTATACAGCTGCTAATACAGCCGATGCTAAAGCCGTATCTGCTGGTTCATATGCCAATTCGGCTTTTGCTTCTGCTAATAATAGTGCTGGTATTAATGCAACACAGAATACAAATATCACAGCTGCATCAAGCTACGCTAACTCCGGTTTTGCAGTAGCGAATTCTGCTGCTGACTATGCAAATTCTGCATTTACTAAGGCTAATAATTCTACAGACTTGTGGGTCCGTGGCCAAGCGAACAATGCTTTTGATGCTGCTAATTCTGCTGGTTCATATGCTAACTCAGCATTTGCCTCTGCTAATAATAGTGCTGGTATTAATGCAACTCAGAATACTAATATTTCTGCAGCTAGTTCATATGCTAATTCTGCTTTCTTACAGGCAAATACTCCAAGTTATATTGCTAACTCAGCTGCAAGTTATGCTAACTCAGGTTTCACAGTAGCCAACTCTGCATCAAGTTACGCTAACTCAGGATTTACAGCTGCTAATACAGCTGATGCTAAAGCAGTATCAGCTGGTTCTTATGCTAACTCAGGATTTGCAGTAGCTAATTCCGCAGCATCGTATGCTAATGCAGGATTTACAGCTGCTAATACAGCTGACGCTAAGGCAGTATCTGCTGGTTCTTATGCTAACTCTGCATATGCTCTTGCAAATACTGGTGTTGGTGTTGACACTACTCAGAATACAAATATTACTGCTGCATCAAGCTATGCTAACAGTGCATTTGGTTCTGCAAACTCTAAAGTTAAATTTACATCTTCTGCTACAGCACCAACTTCACCACAAGCTGGCGATATCTGGTACTATACAACAAACGATGTGTTATATGAGTACCTGTCTGATGGTACAAGTCAATATTGGTTTGATATCCAAACACCAACATTATCTGCAACAGCTTCTGATTTAGCAGTTGGTGCTGCACTATATGCTAACGGTGCTTTTATTGCTGCTAATAGTGCTACTACAAATGCAACTAATGCTGGTTCATACGCCAACTCAGCATACGCTCTTGCTAATAACGGTGTTGGTATCGATACAACTCAGAATACTAATATTACTACAGCTAGTACAAATGCAACTAACGCTGGTACATACGCTAATGCAGCTTTTGCAACTGCTAACACAGTATCATCAGCCAGTTCTTATGCTAACTCCAGTTTTGCAGTGGCTAACTCTGCTGCATCGTATGCTAATTCATCATTCAGTAAAGCAAACAATGCTCTAACTGCTGGTGCTAATACAACAACTAGTGTCCAGTTTGGTTCACTCGGTATTGGTACTGCCGCTTCAGGTACAACTGGTGAGATTCGTGCTACGAATGATATTACCGCTTACTACTCTGACGATAGACTGAAAACTAAATTTGGCAATATTAAAAATGCTTTGAAGATGGTAACATCATTGAATGGTTTCTATTACGAAGCAAATCAAACTGCACAAGATTTAGGCTACACAGTTAGAAAAGAGGTTGGATTATCAGCGCAAGAAGTTCAAAGAGTTTTGCCTGAGATTGTTGTACCTGCACCAATTGATGAACAATATTTGACTATTCATTACGAAAAAATGATACCTTTACTTGTTGAAGCAATTAAGGAATTGAACAAGAAAATTGATAAAAAAACTGACACTAAATAATTTGAAAATGAATACTATATTATGGCATTTCCAGTAACTCCAAGCAATGGTCAAAGTATTACACTTAATGGTATAACATACACTTATAGTAATACCTCCAATGCTTGGACTAGAGTAACTCTTGCTGTATCGGCACCAGCAGCCAGTTCATATGCTAATTCAGCTTATGCGACTGCTAATACCGCTTTTATCTCAGCTTTAAATGCTGACGATAAAGCGGTATCTGCTGGTTCTTATGCTAACTCAGCATTTGCCTCTGCTAATAATGGTGTTGGTGTTGATGTAACACAGAATACCAATATTACAAATACTGGTACATATGCAAATTCAGCATTTTTAGTTGCTAATACACCATCATATGTAGCAAACTCAGCTGCGCTATATGCCAATGGTGCATTTACAGTTGCTAATAATTCTTTTACATCTGCTAATGGTACTATTGCTTGGTCAACAGCAAACTCAGCAGGTTCGTATGCTAACTCGGCATTTTCTGTTGGTAATACTGCATTTACTTCAGCTTTCAATGCTGATGATAAGGCCGTAACTGCTGGCTCATATGCTAACTCATCATTCACAAAAGCTAATAGTGCTTTTACATCTGCTAACGGTACTATTGCTTGGTCTACTGCCAATAGTGCAGCCAGTTACGCAAATGCAGCTTTCTCAACTGCTAACACAGTAACATCAGCCAGTTCTTATGCTAATGCAGCCTTTGCTGTCGCTAATACATCAACTGCAGCTGGTTCTTATGGCAATTCGGCATTTGCTGTTGCTAACTCTGCATCCTCATATGCTAACTCGGCATTTACAGTTGCTAATAATAGTGTTGGTATCGATACAACTCAGAATACTAATATTAC